AACGAGGGTCGCTTCGACCGAGGAGAGCGTCAGATCGCGCTCGTCACCGCTGGAAGGCGTGGTGCCTTCGGAGAGGTTGGCGATAGCGCTGATGCTCGGATCGCTGAACCGGAAGAACCGGATCGTTTTGTTCCCACCCGTTTTGGTCGGGTAGGGGGTTTTCATGGCAAACTGCTCCATCTGGAGCAAGGGGAGCGCACGCTCCAGCAACGCCTTCGAGAAGTACGTCTGGAACTGCGCGGTTACTGAACCAGTAGTGACCATTTTAGTTATATCCTTTGTTGTGACTAACCGTTCCGATCAACCTCGCCTGCCATCCTCATCAATTCACGTTCCTGCTCGTCTAGCGAGAGTTCGTGGAAAGCCTTGGTCTTGGCTGGCGCTGACGGCTGGCTGGAAGCCGGGGTCGTCGCTTTTCTGAGTTGAGCGAGTTCTCGCTCATACTCTGCAACCTTCTTCTCCAAGTCGGAGGCGGCCTCCGCTTTCAATTTGACCTTGGCGATACCCACCGCATCGTTGATCCCGTTGGGATAGTTGCGGAGGATCGCATGGTTCTGAAGCATTTCAGATACGGCCTTGTAGAGCTTGCTGCCGGAATCCTTGAGTTCGGGATTGGCCTCAACCTCTTTAAGCAGATTTTCGTCCCAAGCCTTCTTTAGCTGTCCTTGGACCCTGGCTTGGCTTTCCTTCTGCTCTTCAGCCTCGACTTCGGTGGCTTTTGTCTCAGCGAGCTTTGCAAGATCGTCGCGGCCTTCTTCACGATAGCTCTTTGCCGCCTCCCGGTAATCGTCCGCGCTAAAGCGTCGATTTCCCGTTTTCGGCGTTTCAGAACCAGGCTGTGAAGTCTCCCGCTGGGCTTTCGCCTGTTCGATGGCTTCACGTTCTGCTTTGAGTCTTGCTCTTTCCTCTTTGACATTTTCCCACTCTTTCTCAAGTCGAGAAAGCGATCTCTGGTATCGGGACGGCTTCTTTTCCTCGGAAGCCGACTCCGACTTGGTTTCATCAGGTTGCGTTGTTAAAGAACTTTTTGCCTCTTTGGATTTCTCCTCGGTGGCCGAAGCTTCACTCGAAGCCTCTTGTTTGACTTCGGCTTTTTCGTCAGTCGCGGGTTGCTGATCGGTATCTCCGCTGGAAGTTTCGTTTGTTTCCGCCTTCTCTTTCGGCTCATCCTCTGGGATCGTTTCCAATCCTGCATCGGCGGCAGCCGCAAGTTTCAGCATATCCAATTCCGTCACTTCTTTCGAATCGGCCATTTTGACCCTTTCTTACACCGCTTGCCGGGGAGTCATTCCGACAATAGGGCAATGAACGATTTTAATCTTCGGTCTCACCGCCATCGTTCAGGGTGGTGGCCGAGTTTAATTTTTGGGTTGAGAGCGATTCGAGAACCGCGACACAACCTCTAAAACCTTTAGCATACCCACAAGCGTCTGCAAGTTTCTGGCCATCTTTCATTACAGCAGATGAGTTCTGGCGCAGGGTTAGGTTAAGCAGAATCAGGCTAATCCGCTTGCCGGTTGGCGTTCCCAAGAACGCAGTCCAAGCCTTCTCGTCCTCATCCTCCCACTTGGGTTCGTCTACCCACTCCTGGTTGCGGATGAAGGCTAGGATGGCTTTAAGCTTTCTCATAGTGCTACCGCCCAGCTATCCCCTTGGAATAGCTTGAAATCGACCTGCCCAATAGTCTCGGATAAAGCCTTCTGTACAGCCGGGAAGGACCAATCGTGGCCAGCCAAGACCCCGCCTTTACGCAGTTTCGGCTTCCACCCTTGGATGTCTGCCACAACCGCTTCATACCTGTGATCGCCATCAACATAGATTAGATCCAACGATTCATCGCCAACAAACTCCAGGGCGTCAAGGCTTTTTCTTTGTATGGAAGAAACATTTCCAAGACACATGGTTCTGTCCTGAAAAGCCCTAAAAACAAACTTCATGGGACACTGGTGGCTCGCAACGTCATTCAGGTCGTAGCCGTTGATCCAAGGATCGACCGCCAAGACCTCCTTGAAGTACTTAGCAATAACCTCGGTGCCTTCACCGCTATACGCCCCGATCTCCACGGCCTTGCCGTTTGCGCCTAGCCCATTCGCCCACTGGCAAAGCTTGGCCAACCCTTCCTGCTGGAAGGGCGGTCGCATTACGGGGACTTTCAGGCAGCCGTCGCCAGTGCGGGGCTGGTCGGACCTTCCGTCGCTGGCATGGGCGCTCCGCCCTGTGCCTGACGCATTTCCTGTTTGGCCGCATCACGAAGCTGTTTCTGGATGGCGCGGGAGGTGTTGGGATCAACCTGTTCCAACGCCTGCAAGTGCTGCTGGAGGTGGGCCATGAGTACCTGCATGGCGGATTGATCGACGGGTTGCTGGCGCATCTGCGCCGCCTGGTTGAATTGAAAGAGAACCTGAATATGGATCTTGTGATCGTCGGTCGGCTTGATCTGGACGGGGAAGCCAGTGGCAAGCATGGTCGCAATCTCCATCGCCTGATCCTCGGCCTGATCTCCCATGCCAGCCTGCGGGTCTTGGAACAGGCGACGAACCAGCGAAGGATCGTCCTGCTCGATGACCGACTTGACCAGTTCGCCTTGGTTGACGAAGGGATTACCCTGGAACATCTGCATACGGGCGACTGCCTTCTGGAGCGAGAACTGGCGGTTGATAAAGTCCAACCCGCCCTTCGGCTCAATCGAGTACTCCTCGTGGATACCCTCGGGCGGCATCGCACCGGTCTCCTCGGCGTAGCGGAACATAAGGTCACGCTTGTTGTACTGGACGTAGAGCGACCAGCACTGCTTGAAGAGATGGGACAGCCCCATCCTGAAAATTCGGTTACGAAGGTCGCCGGAAGCCGCAGCCTGCGCCTGCACCGCCGCAATCTCGGTGGCGGTCTTGCGGTCGGAAATCTGGTATTGCGAACCGGCACCAAAGTCAGGATTACCCATGCGGGCTTCGGCCAACATCCGCTCCTCCAGCATCAAGCGCTGGAAGTCGAAGGGCGGTTGGCTGAACTGCACCGGCTTGAGGCCCTGCGGGAGGATCTGGCCAGGTTGCATCTTCAGGTTGGCGGTGTTGAGGCTGACAGGATTCTGCGCCTCGAAAACGGGTCGGTTGGCCAGTTCGACGTAATCGCTCAGACTATTTTTCAGTTTATTGAGCAGATTCTCTCCAGGGAGGAGAATTTCTGCAACTCCCCGTGGACTGTACCAACCGCCCCCTGTGACTTCATAGGGGAAATCAACAAAAGGAGGTTCGCCGTGTTTATAGGGAAGGATGAACGGTTTCCTTACATCTTCGGTGACAACCAGCGGACTATAAGTCTCGACCTTCCATCCGTCCTCGGAAGGCGTGTACATCTCCCAAAGAATGATGCGATCATTCTCAGCCTCCTGGGTAATCCCCTCACGGCGGTAAATCTCATCCTGAATTTCACTTCGTAAGCCCACCGATTTGGAGGGCTTACCTGAAATGATCTTGATGAAGTTCTCGTCCTGCTTGTAGAGGGGATTAGCCTTATAGGAATCGACGCTCGTTGAGATGATGTGAACAATGAAATCGGCATCCTTAAATTCCTTGGTGTACGAAGGTACGATAATATGGAAGGGATCAATCGCCTCGAAGTCAATGCGCTTCTTGTCCTCGTTCCATATCACCTTGGCGACGCCACGCCCATAGAGCAGGATGTGGTCGATGACGGAAACAATCTCCTTCTGGAAATTGGACTTCTCGCGCATCTGGTAGTCGAACCAACGCTCGGCTGAAACGGTCAGCGGGGTCAACTGCTGGCGCATCGGTACGAAGCTGGAAAGGATGTCGTTGCCGATGGCGGAATTGACGAAGGAGGGCTTGAGCTTCTCAATGGCCGTGTCGATTAACTGGACGTGCAGGTCGGCGGCAGTCGGCCAAGGCTTGACCTTGCGGCGCACGCCAAAGTAGCGGGCCTGGTAAAACAGCCGTTGACGGTTCTCCCAGGTCTCGCGCTGGTTGAGGGCTTCGATGATCCTGACATAGTAATCGTTACGGCGTGTGTCTTTGGCGTTCATTTCTCTCGCTCCCTGTTCAGTTCAAATTGAAAATCGTTGACATAATGCAAAGCACGTTTTGCCCATGCGCGGACGGCAGGAGAAGAATCGCGTACAGCAGGGTAGTTCTCATCGCGCATCAGAGCCTCAACGGCCCCGGTCGTGTTTGTTGTCGGGGTCGTCGTGGCGCACCCACCAAGCAACAGTCCCAAGATCCCGATCAATGGAATCACGGTTGTTGCGCCACTCGCCTTCGGCGCGGTCAATGCGTTTCTCTTTCCAGCCGGGAATGAGGCGAAGGATCGACGCGATGATGTTAAGAATCGCACCGATCACTTAAAGTTATTTGATGTGAAGCCCGAGCGTCTTTAGGAAGTTGACAACCTTCTCCAGCGCCGAATCGTCGGCGGGGGTCGGGGTCAGCTTCACGATGATGCGGGCGGCAAGCACGATGCCACCCAGGGCGGCAACAATCTCGGTCCAATTAGCAGTGATCCAGTTCCAGATATTCATATTAACCTCCTGCGTCGAAGCCAGCCATAACGGGATCGCTCGATTCCATCAGGGCTTGCAATGACCTCCACGTTGGCTTCTCCACCGGAAAGGTCAAGTCGAAACTGATATTACCACCATCAAGGCAGAGGGCAAGGGCATCGGCTCGGTCGGGAGAGGCGAGTCCCCTGGAGCGCATGGAGTCCTTGGACTCGACTCCCAGCTTGCCCTTGGAGTTGACAAGACTACGGCGGCAGGTCAGTTGCGCCGTCAGTTCGTCGTCTTCGGGCATTATGATCTCAGCCGCCTCGATCTTCTTGGCCATACCGTACCACATCTCGGCAGCGCGATTGGTATAGGCATCGGCGTCGTAGGCGGTAGATCCAAAGTTGACCCGCTGCACCTCCCAGCCCGCCTCGGCTAGGGCATCGCACATGGGCATACCCAGGCCGCTGGCGTCGGCATAGATGTCTTCGGGCTTAAGCCCGTGCTTCTTAAACTCGACGATGAAACGGCCTACAGCAGACATGGTATCCCTTTCGCGCCATGCGGTGATGGGCAGAACCTTATTGCCATCCCTTACACAAAGCACGTTGCAGTCGCCGCCAGCCGCAAAGTCAACGCCTGCTATCTTGGTTCCGGGCTTGAAATCGGGCGGGCTGGTAAGGCAGTTCTGAAGCTGGTTCAGGTTAATAATCAGGCTCTCGTTGCCTATGTCCACAAACTCGCCATAGATCATGGAGCGGGTCAGGGGGTGCTTCTCGCCGTACCGCTGGATAACCTCGTCAATCTGCTTCTGGGTAATATGGGGGCAGTCAAAGGCGGTTACGGCATGACGCTTCCACATATCCGCCTCCTTGGTGAAGGCGCGATAGAAGGCACCGCTGCTACCCCCCGGACTTGAGGCGATTAGCAGTCGCGTTGGTTGGCACCGACTGATTGCCTCGAAGAGGGGGTCGGCAACGGTCTTGGCTTCGTCCACCACCATAAGCAATGGCGCAGTTTCGTGGTTCTCGGCGTGCCAGCCTTCGGCACGGCCAGGATCGGTCGCAGAATAGCCTATAATGCGCGATGTGTTGCCGTTGGGGTGCAGATAGCGGATCTCGCCGGATGTGACCTCCCAAGGGCCGCCTAGCTTGGCGATGTGGGAGCGGAGGCTAGGCCAAAGCTGTGACTCGACTTGGCGGAAGACGCCTGCGGTTGTGACGGCGACGGAACGCTGATAGACCAGCGCGTGCCATATCAAAACGCCTGAAATTACCGTGGAAGTCTTGCCGGAACCGTTGGCGGCGCGTAGGGCGACTCTGGCGTCTACTGGCTCAATATCTGACAATACATCCTTTTGCCATTTGTAGAGATTGATGCCCAATACCTTATCTGCGAAATACGCAGGGTTTAGCAGTTGTTCTAAAACTTCTTCAGGAGCCTTTTGAGCGGACTTGGGAACTCGTCTTGCCATAACCTCTTTTTATTTTGTGGCGCAATTATTTGGGGGGTATTATGCGTGTGAATCGGTGGCGGGGGGCGTAGGGGGAGGGGTGTCGTGTAGGGGATACTTTGCGAGGCTTTCTGCCCTTGGTTTCCTTGTTTTAATTCTGCGTTTCCTACCAAGTCCATTTTTTTGACTTGCAACTTGTTGATCATCAGCATTAGTCGCACAACAAATAGTGTACTTACTTTGGTTTGACAATGTATTTACATCGTTATTTTCTAATGCCTTAACTTCTTTTGCCTCAATCACTTGAGCTTTCTTTTCCGCCCGGCGGGATGCCAAGCCAGCGAGGAGGGCGGCGAATGATCCGTTGACTCCGTGAGTCACGGAAGTATCTACTGATAAACGACTTGAGGGAGCCGCATATCCGCAAGTACGCTCTAAAATCCATGCACGAGCTTGCCATGATTTTTCTCCCGCATCATATACGGATTTTAACAGAGACATTTCATAGCTTTTTCGTGCTGTCTCGACTTTCTGGCCAAAACTAGGCCTTCTCTGAATCCATGTTCTAATTGTCGAAGGATTCACGCCAACCAACGCACCAGCTTTCTCAATGGTGAAGCCATTCCCACAAGCTTCTAGGATCTTCTGCTCTATCTCTGGCGAGAATGCCACCTTCCCATTCTTCGATTTTTCGGGCAGATTTTCGGGCGGGTTTTCCACGGACACAATCTAGCATAAAAATAAATTTAAAATAATGTTGACATATTCCAAGCAGGTAGCACAATGGCCGTATGCAAAACACACGCACACCCAAACTGGCCGACTTCTTAGAAGTCGGGGAAACCTACACAATGTTTAAACCCGACAACTCGATCAGTACGATTTTAGTAAAAGATCATATTGTCGTGGATCGTGGATTCACGGCGGCTTCGATCTATCTGATCGAAACCAAGTCGGGAAATTGTTTTATGGTTGTCCGCAAAAAGAAAAACGAGTTTCTGGACACAACTGGAAACGCATTTGCGTTTATTTCAAAGGGAGAATAAGAATGAGCGACAAACTTACGATAATTAGCGAAAGGACCTTCACTATACCCAAGGTGGATTTTAAACAAATTGATGGAAAGTGGCTTTGGGTAATAAAGGGAGGCTATTCGTATGGCAAAAAACAGATTATCCAAAAACTCCTGGAAATCGTTAGAACAGATAGAAGTTTTTGGATGACCGCTGGTGACTCAGAGGGAAGATTTGGTTCGAACCCGGAACTGGTTTGCCAATACAATGCCTTGGAAGAATTTTTGAAATCACTAGATGACTAGTGGTCAAAAACCAAAACCAAGAGAAAGGAAACACACACAATGACAACAACGGAAACTAAAACCAAACACGACAATGGCTTGGCCGATATGGTGCAACATATCGCCGACACCATCAACAGCGGAGAATATGAACCCAAGGGAGAAAATGGCTGTGAGGCTTACGATTACTTGAGCGATGCCCTCGATTTTCGATGGATTGTGCAGAATGATCTTGAGTTTATCGGTGCAAGGGTTTTGGTTGCTTTTGGCGGTCCGAACATATGGATCGACACAACCACGCAAAAAGTCGAAGGATATTGGTGGGGAAATTGCGCTGAAGCGTCTTACCACAAAGATCCGATGGGCTTAAATGATGCCCTCGAGGATCTTTACCGCTCACGACTCGATGAGGCAAAAAGGCGGAAATGATCTGTTTCTGCATATACAGCCGAGCCGGCTCCTTCCTCCTCCGCTTCGAATCGTATGAACGTGCCGAGGCTTGGAGGAGGGAAAGAGGGGTTGAAAATTACACAATACGAAAGGAGGTGTGGAGATGATCGCAGAAATCCACGGAGCCGTTTACTTCGCCCACGGATTAATCTTGGGCGGGATCTTGGCGGCGTTCGCAATGTTCATCGGGCGGAAATAAGTCTCCCCTTGTCTTCCCCTTTAATCGGGGGAAGCAAAGGTGAGACCCTATCGGGTCAACCTAAAAACAATAAAGAAAGGAATACACCATGAAAAACAACCTAACAGAAGAGCAAAAGTTGGCGATTACTTGCGCCTATTGCGATCTCATCGGGTCCAAGCAGGCCAGGGACCTTGGGAGCATCGAATCACATAATTGGAACGCCCACAAATTGACGGCAAAAGAACTGGAAAAGCTTTTTCCGTTTGTATTAAAATAAGTCTCCCCTCGTTCCCCCTCGCAACGGAGGGGGACGGAGGTGGGACCCGATAGGGTCAACCTAATAAACGGAACCGCAGCCGGGGCAATCCTTGGCGGTGGGGATGAAAGAAAGAAGGAGGATGGTGTGAACATAAAGATAAGAATTATTGAAAACATGGAAAACGGCAGAAAGTGGTGTGGGATAGTTAGCAAAAATCAATTATCAAAAATATATTCGCATCAGAATGCTGGAGGATTTTTGCGATATTCAATTGATGAGATTGATTTTACAAGTCAAAATCCATCCAGAAGGGTTACAGGGTTTGTCCATTCCGTATTAAAATAACCCCCGCCAAGGTTCCACCCCTTGCCGGTTAACTAGTCCGCCATCCTCCTATAATCGGTAGCGTGGCGATTGGTGCGGGAACAAAAAATGTCTTGCAAAACAAACGGTAGCATGGCAACAAAATAATAAAGAAAGGACACAAATGGAGAAAGAAATAAAAAAGTTGGCCGAAAGTAGCGATAGCGGATATGCCGAATCGTGGTGGGCTATTCCAGATGAATATGATCCCGCCTATAAGGTAAGTAAATAAAACAAAGAAAGGAAAGAACACATGAAAAACATAATAGCTACAAGCATAGAATTTGATGAACTTAGGCACGATACTAGCACCAGATTAAGCTCTGACATTATTGTTGCGAACTCGACCAAGCCATTGGTGGGCTACAGATACTGGGCAACCTTTAAGCATAGGATCAAGGGCAACCGCTCAAGGTGGGGAGGTTGGCCGTCCAGAAAATCTAGCGTTGAGTTTGAGTTATGGATTAAAGGCCGTAGACGTGGAAAGATGTCATGGAAGAACAGGAAAGAAGTCCCGCCTAGGCATAGAAAGGTTTGGGATTTTATGGAGCGGTCAGCCCATATCATATTTGATCAAAACAAATACAATTGCCTTTCTTTGTGGAAAGAGTCGCAAGGAGGTACAAATGAATAATGGTGCAAAGCATAAAGTAAGAATCAACGGAAGATGCGTAGATGTCGCAAGCATTGAGATCGAGGGCATTGATGGTCGAGACTACCCCGATTTCTCCGATGCCTTTGTTTGCGCAGCCAATTGGGATGATGGCACGCCCCTGACGGAGGATGAGCTAAACGAATTGGAGAGCCAGCACCCGGATCTTGTTTACGAAAGAATCTCGGATGTTGCTTTTAATATGTGAATAAAGAACAAATCATTAAAGAGTATTTGTCCACCCTTGGACGCAAAGGCGGGAGCGTTAAAGGCCCACAGAAAGCCCGCAAACTACCACGGGAGCATTACGAAAACGTATCACGCATTCAGCGGGAGCGTTGGGCTAAGTGGCGGGAGCAGAATAAACGGTAATTTGGCGACGCTATAAGGACGCTATAAGGACTCTATGTCCTATAGGGGATATGAACGGTAGTTCAGCCTATCGAAATACAGCACGCTTGGTTGCCTAGCGGAGCCGCAAGAACGGTAGCTTGGCGATAGGATTCAGCATTTAAACGCAAACGTAGTGGCGCTTCTTTGTCCTCATCCGTTTTATTGATTCCAGATGCCCGACCCCGTGGCGAGGCTCCTGGGTGGCAATACGTCGATTTTAAAGCCTTTTTGCTTTTCAACTGACTACCAAGAGCGGCAAGACCAATATCTGGCGCTGGTCTTAGCGGGAGGGTTAGAGTCGCAGCGATGCCTAGCCCGGAAGCTCTTGCGCCTAGCTGGGATCGACTTCTTGATCTTCATTGTCGGGTCGCCGTAGCGGATAACCTTGGACTTGCCTCCGGCACATGCCCGCACCACAAACTTCTTTCGCGCACCTGGGGTACGCCGTGGGCTGTTGCATGGTAGTTTACGTGGATTCATTTTAAGGCTCCTGCAAGTAACTTAATCTTTTCTTGGTGTACTTCAAGAAACTTTCCCAGGTCTTCCAAGTCGTCGGTCAGGCTAACCATGTTCGCCTCGTACACCTCGCGGGAGCAGTCGGCCAAGATGTCGCCACAGAGTCGGTCCACCTTGCCTATGGTCTTATGCAGGCGGGAGTTCTCCGTAAGAAGAAGCTCGATATAAGCCCACGCTAGGTCAACGCGAGGGCTTTTCACGAAAGCCGCCCTTCTTGGCCTTCATAAGACGCCAAGTGCGGGGTGAAATGGTAGATTGGGATTTGGGGCGGGAGATGCCAGCCTTACGGCGAGCGTTGATATTGGCATAGAGGCCGGGGCGTTTCATTGGCCTAGTATACCACAAGCCAAACAACCACCAAGACACCCCCACCCGCCGTTTTCATTTTTAAAACACTTACGCAAGATTTGAGATAGTTCACACCCCTTAACTACCGCAGAAAATATTTTGGACTGCCGCAGCAATACCGCAGAAATACCCCTATAAGGGGTATTTCTTGCGGTACTTGCGGTAGCGGGCAAAAAGCGAATTGTTGCGGTACCGCAGAAATATTTGTTGCGGTATCACCATTTCTTGCGTAAGTCGCATTTCTGCAAAAACAATTATCAACGACTTACGAAAGCTGGGTGATCTCCCAACCCTCCCCGGATTTGCTGATTGTGCCGTCCAGTTTGGCGGCGGCAAACAACTCCTGAGCCTTGCGTTTGGAGCATCCAACCGATGCGACAATATGCTCAATGCAGTCGTTATACCCATGCCCCTTGGGCCAGTCTGGGATGGCCTGCTCTATAGTCAGTTCCGGCCTACCCCTTCCCTTGTTCTCTGGACCATCAGAGCATTCCCAAGCCATCCACTCATCTGCGTGCTTGAGCCATACATGGGTGGCGTATTTGCTGGAGTGTAGGTCGGTGTCTCCTTGCGGCCACGGTATCGCAGCCCTTCCTCCCCGCTTGGGAAAGGACAGCTTAAAATGCCCTTCCTTGACCGCCTGAAGGTACACCACGGCCCTTGCCCAGTTGGTAAGCTCACTTGACCCTATCCCTGCGTAGGCGAGATCATAAAGCACCTGCGAACCCTGCCCTTCCTTGGGTGGCTTCGGCGTGTGATGCATTACCATCCAAGTCACACCAGTCGCCACACTGATCGGGTTAAGGCAATGCCGAAGGAACATTGTCATGTTCTCCTGGGCCAACGCATCCCCTCCTATGAAGGACAGGAGCGGATCAACCCAGCATAGGTCCGGCCTGTGCAATCCTATAAGGGCAGCCGCCATCTTGGCGAAGTCTTGCCCGGTCTTGGTCGAATCCCTGACGATAACCACGTTGGCCAGGATCTGTGCGGACTGCTCCTCGGTAAGATTAAGCGTCCCCTTTAGGTGCCGAAGCACGCCTTGGGCCATCTCCGCAACGTCGCCAAGATCGTTCTCGGCCTGAATAAGCAGGCTACGAAGCGGCTTCTTAGGCGTTATGCCAAGAAACGGAAGGCCGATTGACCATGTCATCATGGCCTGAAGGCAAAGCGTGGACTTTCCAAGCCCAGAGCCTCCTACCCAGACGCAACTCCCTCCTCTGCACAACCAGCGATTGCCAAGCAAGCAATCACCATCATCTTCCGCCTTGAATCCAAGGATGTCCGGCCACGGCGTGGGCTGTGGCAGGTTCATCGCCTCCATGTGCGCCTTCCACTCGCTCCACCCGCTGCGCCCAGTGTTTGTTGCCAGCAACGCCTGGTGGGCATTGGCGAGTTTCCTCGGCGCACCGGGGAGGCGCGAGAGGCGTGAGGCATCCTTGTTCTTGGGGTCGATGTCGAACTGCGACATCTTGGAGTACAGGTAAGACACCCGCTCCTCGTACTCCTTCGCATCCTTGGCCTCGACCTTGACCCAGGCATGGACCGAGCGGGAGCCTGAGTGGATGACCGCCGAGCATGGAAGCTCAAGGGCCGATATGACCGACCACTGCTCCTCCATTGTGCCGCTGTCGAACTCGATCAGGGCATGGCGGAAGTTGGTTATGTCGTCCGACCTTCTGGATTGACCGCAGGGATTGATGCAGACGTAGGCACCAACGTATGTGTCCGGCAACTCGACCCCGGCATGGAACTGCTTGAGCCACTCCTCTCGGGTCTTAATGGTTCCCTTTCCTGACGGCCTTTCGCTGTCGTCCTGGTGGATTGCGCCCACGATGCATACACGGTCGCCCTCGTTAAATGCGGACAACAGGAACCGCCTGACATCATCAGCGTGGTGGCTTGGCTGCGGGCAAGGCTCAAGGCGGATTGGTTCCTTTGGCTTGAAGGGATTGATGGATGTGCCAAGCGGCTGCCTTGCCGTGCGCCGGTAGGCCGACTTGACCGCCGCCTCGATCTCCCTGTCCTTGAGGCCGGAGGATGCCGCTGAGGGGTAAAGCCTGTCTATGGCCGAAGCCTCATCCATCCCTGCGTCCCGCAACTGCTGTGCGGCCAGAAACAACTCCTCGTTGCGCTGACCCTCAGTTGCTCCGTTTGCTATGAATTGCTGTGTCCTTGTCGGCAGCTTCATCTTTCCTTTCCCTGTGGCATTTGAAGCACACAGCAGTTAAATTTTCCAGATCGGGTGTTCCACCATCTTTGACGCTGACAATGTGGTGGATTTCAAGATCCTCATCCGAACCACAAAGCGTGCATTTGGAATTGCACTTCGCAAGGACTTTCCTGCGAATTGTCCACCAAGACTTGATTCTTTCCTGCAAGTCATCCAGCCTTGCCCACCTCCTGTCGTCAACGGATGCCCACCTGCTGACTATGTTGTGGACCTCGGATGATCTCGCGTATCCCTTTCGGTACATATGCAAAAACATATCGGCGCACTCCATGACTCCGGTCATGTAGGCACGCTCCATGTCCTTGTTTATGAACTCTGGGAACTTTATTAATTGAAGCTCCGCAAAACTGTGCGGGCTTGTTGGCGGCTCAACATATCTGAACCACCGAATGATTTCTTCATCGGTCATTTCACTACCTGCCTTTCTGGGTTCTGTTTATACTACCAATTCTTTTGTCCGCAAGTCATGCCCCTTTGTTTCAGATGTGGGTAGTGACGCACAGCCGCAGAATCTCTCTGCGTACCATTCGGGGCATCGGTTCATAATAAAAACAATCCGGCTTTGTTTCAAGGGGAGAACACACTAGGAGGACTTCCCGTTGCGGAATCTCTCCGCACACCATGCGCCGGATTAAATCATCCCTCCAACTCCATCGCTTTCTTCGCCGTCTCCACAATATCCTGGGCGGTGATGTTGCGAAGAGCATTGCACCACATCTGGGTTTTAGGAAGCTTGTTGGTCGCGTCCTTGCACTTCTGCTGCGGTAGACCCGCATGAGGGCGGCACGGAGCGTGCGGGCAGGTGTCAGGCTTGAAGACCGAGATGTTCTTGGGATAGTAGGTCATCCGATCGTCTGGGTGGTAGCTACCCCAAAGCGACACACAAGGCGTGTCGAAGGCGGCGGCCACATGGTTGACACTGCTGTCGGGCGCGACCACAAAGTCGGCCCCACTGACAATCGGGAACAGCGAGCGGAACTGCTTGGTCACGTTGAAGAGGTCGATCACCCTGGGATGGTCCACCTTGAAGTTGTTGGAGTTGTCCAGCCCTATGATGACCGCCTTGTGGTTGGGGAACGCCTCCAGCAACGCCAGCACCGCATCCTGCCCCATCTTCGGCGGGTAGGTGCGGGTCGGGCCTGAGCTAGAGACATGGTAGGCGAAGTAGTCACCCTTGATCGGCCACTTGCCCATCTCCATAAGCTCCTTGTGATCCGGCTCAATCAAGTACAGGTGCGGACGTTTATACTTTGGATCTACGTCTCCTGCGTTCATCCATGTGTAGATACGGTCGTAGCAGTTCCCAGGACCAGTACCCAGCTTGGTGTTACCAACTTGACCGCTGAACAGATCGTCGGTCGGCAGGTGTGCGTCGTAGCTATCCCAAGCTTCCAGCGTTGGCGGTAGCGGGAACAGCTTGGCTCCAAGCCCAGCGTAGAGCGGCAGATTCCTGGCAGGCGCGTACACATCCACGCATCCACCCGATTCGTTGACAAGGTAATGCACGAAGGCTGTCGTGATGATTGCATCCCCGATGGCTCCGGCTCGGTACACCGCAGTCGCCCCGCCTGTTGCGCGGCCTGGATAGTACGGCTTGATTTTGTGGGGGCAGGGTATGGAGTCTTCCCACGTAGGCCCCGTCAGTTCGTCCGGCAGCACATAGGTATTGCGCGGGAATAGCATCTGGTCATCGACCTTGTGGATTTGATTGGTTTGGTTTGTCCAGAGTTTCATTTGCTTGCCTTTCTTAGCGACCGCTTGGTTTCGACAAACATGGGAGTGTGTTCGCCCACATAAGCCCCGGCCACGTTATAGTCGAAGTATTCATACGCCTCGTCAACCTTCATCCCCGACTCGCGCAGGATCGTGATGACCATGCTCTTGTCGTAGACTGCCACCGACGGACCGCTGAATACCCGACCGACACCAAGGAAAGCACGGTCGAATCCATCTGCAAGCAAAATCCCTTCGTCGGGATAATTTTCCTCTACCCAATGGCGCACGTTCATTTTGCCCCCCAATGATGCTCTCTCGCATAATCAATCGAAGATCGGTTGCACTTCCAGGCACTCGCAATCTGGCGGGTGGTGTAGCCCTGCTCGTACTGGATGCGCCATAGCCCCCAGCGTTTCAGGACCATCTGCCTTGTCCTGTTACCGCCGCCGCTTCTCATCTTTCCCTTCCTGATCTTGGGCTTGGCGATCTTAAGCGCATCCGGCACCACGATCTCCCGCTCGTCACGAATCCCGGCCACAACCCGCGCTGCGTCCGATTCGTTGGCCTTGGTCCGCTCGATCCGCCCTATAGTGATTTCGTGGCGAAGCTGTTGGATGGTCTGGACTGCGGCGACAAGCCTCGCCTCCAGCACCTTGATGTTCGTTTCGGTCGCGCTGACCCGGTCAGTTAGTATCTGCGCTACTGCTTCCTGTGTGTTCATTCCTTATCTCCTTTGTGATGAGTGCCGCCGCGTCAACGTCCGCGATGACCTCGCGAACCTTGTGCGCCTCGGCGTGGGTTATCTTGTCCCGGTGGCTGGCCAGACTCCGGCGCACCCGCGCCAGAATCTCGGCCAACCACGCCATGCGATCTTCCGACATTATCCTCTCCGCATACGAAACCGGCGACCCGCCTTCGGCACCCCGGCTGCCCGAAGCGCGATGGCCAGGATCTGTTTCTGCGAGCGGGCCTTGCCGCCAGCCCCGCGAGCCTTTCCCTTGCGCTTATTGTCGGCGCGTAGTTCACGAATGTTCTTTCCGATGTCTTTGCCTAGTGGCATATTAACCTCCTTGTTGGTTGTTTCTGAAGTCCTTTATAAATAAATGTTTTCTGCTTCTTTCAATCCATTTGCCGTCAACCCCACGTGTTTTACCACGCTGCTGTATCTTGCCGTCAACCATAAAATCCATTTTCTTTTTTGTAAGCCCAATGTATTTGAATCCAGATGCCCTATAAATTATTCCAGTATGCCCCTGATCGCTGTCTGCATAAGTCACAATCCCGTTTATCTTCATCATTTTTAATATCTGTTTTATTGTATATCCTATAAATCTGCTTTCAGAATTTCTTGGGCATAATGGACTCATCACAAGTCTCTTTATCTCAAGCCATCCGTTTTGTGTGTGCCTATCCCAATATCCTTTCAAGTCTGTGGCATTTGGAGAGCCATACGATATGGCTCCGTTCAAAAGTCCATTCCAGTAACATCCAAAATCAACCTGACTTAAAAAGTCCGTATCGCCAAGATAATGCCAGCTTCTGTATGCAATCATTGCTGTTATGTGGCTTATTGGCCTGAATTTAAGCTGGAGCGCAGAGGTCGGAATCGCACCGCCGTCTTCCCCTTGGAATAGGGGCAGTTCTGCTACTGAACTATCTGCGCGTAAAGTCATTTGGTTTTAATAAATCTACCGGCCACGAGATCCAGTTCCCAGCCGTGTCCATGAAATTTATCGTATAACATCTGGTTCATAATCCAGTAAAGCGGCGAGCAGTTTGAGTCCATCAGGGTTCCTGGGTGGCAGTTGTCCATGTCGAGAAACTCTTGAAGAGCCTCAACCTCCAACCTTGCAATCTGTAAATAGTTCACGCTGTCTCCTCTCCGACCACGCCGTCGAACGCCTGTTCCTCGGCGTGGAATACTTTGGTTTGTACCTTCAACCATGTCGGCTTGGCAACGGGATTCTTGCCCGTAAATGAGGATTCTGTGAATAAGATGTTGTTGCCCGGAACGCAAGCAATCCGTCCATTGGCAAGCTCAATGAAGTGGTGAGATTTTGTCTGGCTCGGCTCCAGGCTGTACCCGTCCCCATACGGTTCTGCCGTGAACATATATGATCCCTTGATCCATGTTTGGCGCGAAGCAATCCACACCTTGCAATCCAGTTCGCGCAGGTAATCGTACTCGATGGTTGTGAAGTTCCAGCCGAAACAATCCCAGCGTTGCGCGTCGCCCAAGGTCCACGGCTCACCCGTCCCATTGGTAAACGCCAATGCGTGCAGCGGCAATCCCCTGTACAGCGCCCCGCACTTCAACATGACCGTGCAGCCCCATGCCCGGTGCGGCACCGAGTACAGCCCGAACCACACGGCCTCCTCCCAGCCCTTCTCCTGGCCTTGCGAGCAAAGTTCGCGGTTAACCAAGACATATTGGTGCCTTGGCAGGTTGGCGGCGAATGTCATCCGTCGTAACATCCGCACGGTACAGAGTCCGGCAGATCCTCAAATAACTTCATTTGGTTTGCATCCGACCTAATTAGATCCTCCCACTTCCAATTCCTTCCAAGACCAACCACAGTTTTTGTAATAGCGTTTTGCTCCATCTTAATAGCCCGCTCGGCCAGATCGGGATGGTTCTTTGCCAAGTCCAATACCTCGTGTTTCTTCATGGCCGGACAAAAGAAACAGGAAGACTTGGCTGGCTTAAATCCAGCTTGTGCCACAACCTCAACGCACCTTTTTCTGCCCCATCCCCATCGAACAAGTGGGTACTCATAAATATACTTCTTATCCTCTGGTATTTTTCCACGATGATGTTCTCCAGCGTCATAACCAATCAGCTTTAGGCATTTTCCACCAGCCTTCCAGCAATCCTTGGCTGGCTTCCAATTATTTACAAACTTATCCTGTGGTTGGATCTTATACTTCTGCGAGCATCCTTTGAATCCATAGGCAAGGCTTGGAAGCATATTCTCCCTTATGCAATTCTCCTCCAATGTCTCCCTGGCGTATTTCACTGTAATTACTTCAGGCATTCCATTTTTAACCAGCCAATCAGAAAAGATTTTAACAAATTCATAGGTCTGCGGAAGCTCGCCCCCAGTGTCAGCAAACAATATCAAATCTGGATACACGCCTCTTTTTTGCATCTCAATCAGCATGGCCGCTGAGTTTGTCCCGCCACCAAAAGATACAATGCATGGAGTCTTCACTTGCGATCCATCCACATCGCCATCAGCGCAATGCCGATGGCGAACATCAGCATCTCGGTTGGGCCTACTTCCATTGTGGCCCCGTGATCCATGCCACCAACGCCCAGCGCGTTCCTAGTAGTGGTGCCTTGGCCCTGTGCTTGATCCAGGTCGGAAAGAAGTTGGCCGATCCTTGATGCGTTGACTTTTCCACGCCATGCCAGTCCCCGGCCACCTTAAGCCCGCCGCCGACATACTCCTCCGGGCGGGAAAGGTTGATGACGCAGGTAAGCTTGCGGTCGCTGCCGTCAAACGTGTCGAAGTGCCAGTCGAACTTCTGGAGCGGGCGGTAACGAAGCACTTGCAGATTCTGCATATCCGTGATGTCGAACTGGTAATGCTCGTTGTTCACCTCATCCACCACAGCGGCAATATAGTTGTATAACCACTGGAAGTTCTGTGACTTAGGCAACCAGCAGGAGGCGCAGGTGCGGGTGCGGCTGGAAACGTGGGTGCCATCCTTTGACAGCACCGGCGCACGCTTCATGCCAATCTTGTTGGCATCATAAATGACCAGTTCGCACTGGCCACGGGTGAGAACCCTCGGAACCGTTACCGCCGTGAGGATCTTTTGCTTGAACGCTTTTTCGGTGTGCATTTTCTTTTCCTTTCCACATATTCCTCAAGAAGCTTTTTAATTGCGTAATTGCATAGCTCATCACGGTCGTACTTGATCCTATTAAACCCGATGTGCGCCAGCTTGTCCGCAACGTCGTCATCCAGGTCGAATTTCATCTCGACCATCTTGACCTCGCGCTCTCCGATAAACTTTATTTGTCCCAATTCCGCCATTGCGACCTTTCCTCCCTCGACTTGGCAATCAGCCACGAGAGAAAGCTACCGGCAAACACAAGCAGCGATATCCCGCCACCCACCAGAAAGGCAAACAGAATGGCGTGAAAGAACACCTCGCTAAAGAACTTTAGATAGTCCGTCATCTTTCCTCCTTTTCAGCATTCGGTTAAGGTCGGTCTGGTCGATGTTGGCACCGCCCATCCTGCACCAGAAGAGTACGGTGCCGTTCCTGAAATCGTCAAGCAGGTTTTTGATGTTGTCCTCCTCGCGGTAACAGCAGCAATCCGTCAGGCGCGGTCGGCTATCTGGAGGTGCCAGTTCCTCTCCGACCAATACCTTTCGGCGTTGCAGCAGGCGCAGATCATAGATCGCCCGGATGGCAATCTCGCTGGCGAGAAGCTGGATGCGCTCCTCTTGGCTTAGGCGGTTCGCTTCTGCTTTAACCATTTGCGTTTCTTTCCAGACCTGTCTTCCGCCCAGGCCGAGTAGGCGTTCCAAAGTCGAGCTGCATCCAGCGCGTTTTGCTTGTCGTCAAACACATCATCGGCCGGCGGCAGGCCGTTGGGCGGCTCGGCACCCCATAGGCGCGGACCAACCGGGTTCTCCATCGACTCAGTCACCACCCGCCACTTGTCGCCGTAAGGGATCACCTTAACCGGCGTCATCGAATCTCCTCTTCCAGCTTCTTAATGTCGGCCTCAATCTGGCCGCGAAGCTTGGCCATGTCGTTGGATTGTCCGGCGTAGTGGATCATGTACGCATCCTTGTATCGGTTCAGACCAAAGTGTTCTTCCACACTTGTCATGCAGTTATAGGCCGGGTCAAGATCAAGCGTCTTGGTTCCCCACAAATGAAGCTGGAGATTGAGCCAAGTCTGCTCGGCAAAGTGGTTGGGGAACAGCCCCAAGGGCGGCTGCGACAGCGCCCCGATGGCATTCTTGCGAATCACAAACACGCCGGTGTTGAAATAGAATCTTGGGAAGATGAAGTCACCTTCTTCCCTGAATCCGTATGTCTTGGCCAGATCTGCCAAGCCTTTCTTGCGGTCAAGGTAGTCACCCTCGTTGAATGCCAGAAAATCAAAATCACCATCGACCTGTGAAATATCATCGCAATCAAGAGCCACCAGAACATCCGCATCAAGAAACGTCACCTGGTCGTATCCACGGGTGGCCATCAGGTTCCCAATGACCAGCTTGGTGTACTGGACGGGATGCGCCAACGGCTTCTCAATTGAGATAAAATCCTGCTCTGTGCGCTTGCAATAAGCCTCCATGCGTGGCCTGGTGAGTGCCAACACCTCCAGCCACTGATCCCCTAAAGCCTGGGTTACCACGCAGGATTTCATTTCCAGATCACTCCCCTATCATCCAGATCGCTGCTGAGAAGCATCAATTTGTTGTAGAGTGAATAACCATAGCCAAACCTGAGAATTGTTTCGGAGACGGCGTGGCCAAGCCAGTAGCAGATCCAGGCCAAGACCAGCCTCATTTCTTCACATCCTTCAGGTCCACCCAAGCCTCGAGCGGCAAGCCCGCTCCCACAAAGCACACCTGGGTCTCCTTCTTCTCCTTCTCGTTCATGGCATACAGCGCCCAGCCGCCGTCCACCTTCTCGCATTTGGTGAACTTCATGCCACCTCGCAAAGTTGTTCGTCGGCTTCCTCCATGAGAAGTTGCTCTGCGAACTCCAGCAGTTCCGGCTCCGGGTTGGCGATGTCGGTATCTCCGTGGCAAACCGTGATGCGGGAGATCGACATATCATATGGGACGTCCGCAATGACGTGTTCGCGGTAGCCCTGTGGCCCGATGTCAACCCGGTGCGTTTTGTAGTCGCAGTCGCCCCATGCCGTGACCTCGCGGCCTCCCCAGATGAATGTTACTTTGATGTCCTCTATTTTTTTCATAGTCTTGGTAGTTCTTTCTTTGCTTGCGCCCAGCAGAACAAGGCCCGGACGACCGCCCGCTCAAGGTGGTCTATTGCATCCTCGCCTTCCCCGTCTGGACATGGTGTGCTTTTGTGCAACATCATCTGGGCTGTGGCCAGATGACGTATCGCCCTTGATATATGGTAATCGTGAATCGGTCGGTCAAGCGAAAACCATTCGCCGTAAGCCGACTTGGCCGATCCTTTCCCCATAACGCGCCACGTTATGTCCTCGGCGGCTTTGCCAAGTTCTTCGATGGTCGGTGGTGTCATAGTTTCATCCCCGGCGGGTTGTACTTCTTGGACCACGCCCATACTTTGAGCATGGCGCTGAAAGCGATTCCGGCTTCGTGCAGTTCATCCTCGCTCCACTGGTGGATCACCAGCGTTTCTGGGTCGTTGGCCGCCAGTACCACCGACACGCACGCTGCCTTTGGATTCTCCGAGGCGATGCGGTAGGCCCAAAGCTGGGCGCAGTCGCTATCGTAGAACGGGTCGTACTTCGGGTTTACCTTGCGGTTCTTAAGGTCGATGATCGCATCCCCGATCCGCTTCAGGCGGACGTATGCGTCGCACCTTCCAGCGTAACCAGCACCGACCAAGGCCCGCTCGCACCAGTAGGTTTTCTCGACGTTGTCTTCCGCCCATTCTTTGAAGGTTTTGATGTAGGGCTGAAGCTCCGGCTCCTTGGAGCAATCACGTCCCAACAAGATATGCTCCATCTGCTCGTGCATCCGGGTGCCATGCTCTGCCGCCTTGGTTGTGGATTGCTTGGAGTCTTTGACGACCCGCTTTGCGTATTCTTCAAGTGTTTCACCGTCCTCCTTTGGAAGCGTGAGCGATGACATGATGGCCTGCTCGATCTTCCATGCTGTAAGTTGAGGCTTGTCCATGATGCCCAGGACGCTCGTGACCGATGGGAGCAAACCCATCTTGCGGGCATCTGCGACCGTGGTGTTGCGCTCGTTGCCGTTCTTTCCTATAACGACGTGGGCGGACTCGCCTTGTTCCGTATACCAATGTCCCGCCTGGTCCGTTTGGACCAGACGGGATTGGCTAGGCTCTTTCTGGGTTAGGGTAAGAGCCATCTGATTAGAACGGCATCGGGTTGCCGTCTACGTCCGTGCTTGTGGCAGCCTTGCCCTGCGGTGCCGAAGACGCACCGGACAACTCTTTGCTGGAACGGATCTTCTCCTGAAGCCATTCCGGCAGTTCGCTGAACTGACCGCCTTCGCCCTGCTCGATCTCGTAGAACACTTGGCTGTTCTGGGTGGTGGCCGGAGCCTTCATCGACTTGGGCAACTTGGCAATGCCTTGGATGGCGCAGTAGTTGCGACCGGCTTGGCTGGTCTTGTGAACCAGCGTCAGCAGGCAGGCTTTACCAAGCAGGTTCTTAAGGCTGAAGCTGGCAAGCTCCTTGCTGGTGAACGCCTGACCACGCCAGGTCTCAAGGTGCTTCCGCAGGGTCGCACGCTCGCCAAGGCTGCGGGTGAGTTCGATGGAAACAACCATCGGTTTCGTCACCTTGGTCGTCTTGCCGTTCTCCGTCACCTCGCCTTCGATCACCTGTTCGGGCAACTCAAAAGCCAAGCGGAGTTTGGGGGTCCACTTGGTCTCGCCGTCCCAGGTCACTTCCTGGGTGCCGAGATCGACTAGGCTGAATAGAACGCCTACCGTGGCTCCCGCCTCGGGTAATTGACGTTCCGTGTTCTTTGCTGTTTCGCTGATGGTTAGGCTCATGTTATTTACCTTTCTATATTTGGTTTGGGTTTATTGGGGTGGAAGGCATTACAAATCCTTGCGCCACGGTTGTAGCAATCGGAGCAGTGTTTACCACGCTGACCGTGAAATTTGGCGGTGCAATATGGCGGGCAATCTCGCAAAGGTCGTCGGCTTCAATGATGGCAAGCCATTTCTTCTCTCCGTTGCGGCGAAAGAACACCGCCGGGATTTTGCCTTCCGGCGCATCGCCCTTGGCTTGCCGCATCCATTCCTCCGGCTTAACCTGCTGACAACGCTTGACCTCGCAGTGAAAAGGAAAATTCGCGCAGACCACATCCCCGGAACCTCCCTCTGGGTCACCGGCGTATTGTTGGGTGCGCCTGGCCTTCTGCCAGCCCTGCTCTCTTAGGTAGGATGCAAACTCCCTCTCGCCTGCCGCGCCCTTCCGTCTTGAATTGATTGCCATGCCCCACATTGTGGGCGTGTCAAAATTGAGTCAATACTTTTTTATGTCTTCGTCAAAGCAGGCCAATAACCCAGCCCCAGTCATCTTTCTGGCAACCTGCGGGTGCCTGCGTATCCATTCGGCAGCCTTTTTAATGTCATCAGTATCCCTAATGGCATCCTCGAAAAGGCGCCAAGCCTGTTTGGGTGTCAGAGGTCGTTTATGATTCGCCATGAGGAGCCTGACTTTGGGTAGAATTTTTTGGTGGGTGCCTTGCAATCCGATGGTTCAAGAAGCCAGAACAGATCCTCATCCATCGCCCAACAGACAATATAATCTACCATGGTTTTTGTGTAAGTTGTCTTTCGGTTTTTGCCGCCAGACGTCATAAAGCGATAATGAAGTTTTCGGTCCTCGGCCTTTGCGGTGGTCTTGACCTGAATCCTGAAGAACTTTCCGTCCTTCTCCGCGACAATATCATACCCATGCCCAAAGTCCTCCATCGGCACAAGCACGCTGTATCCATTTCGGAACAGCGCACCCGCCACCCTGGCCACACCAACCGCCCCGATCTGCCTGTTATTAAGTTTCACTTTTGTGTTGACCATCACGCCAACTCATTATACTTTTTACGCATGAAAGCAATACTATTCCTAACGGCGGTGCTGGTGGCACCGGTGTGGGCGGGGGACTTGGATGAGTTTGTGGGTACCACATACGATTCAGGCAATGCCGTGTTCAGCGGTGGCAGGGGCGTGGCCATTACCAGAAATGGGCTTGTCGTGCAGGATGGCGATTTATTCATAACCCCAAAGGGACTATATGCTAAGTGCGGGAATATGTACTACGGCAACGGAAAGCTTACCATTGTGGACGGCGATTATTCGTACAGCAATGACGGAACTTCCAGAGTCAGGGTTGGTAACTATTTTGCCGGGAATAATGGGCAAACCTATATTTACGACTCAGACGCTTCCGAATAGGGAGAGTCGGTTGTTGATTCGGTTTTCAAGGCCCTGAAGGAATTTCCTTCTTTCTGGTGTTGATCTTGCCCTTGCATATTCATCTTGTAATTGGGCTTGGCTTGCCGCCCGCATGAGCGCACCAGGCTCTACGCCTTGAATGGCTTGAAGGGTTTGAGGCCCAAGCCTTCCGTCAACTGCAACCTTTTGTCCAAGGCTATTAAGCCCCTGCTGGATGTATTTGGTTGCCCCGCCAGCGCCACGATTGAAGGCCATATCCTGAGCAAATGGCCGTATTTGTTCTGGCAACTGATTTACAAAAGGAGATGTGTATTCCCTGATGTACTCGGCTGCCGCCCTTTCACGCTGTTCTGCTGGCAAGGATGATATTTTCTTAAATGCCTGCGGATGATAGCGGTCGTTGATTCCAGCCACCTCGTAATTTCCTCCAAGATCACCGCTCGGCAGGGCGTAAACCGACAGATTGCCACGCTTATCTCTCCTTGCCTCCCAATCGACTGTTTGCATCGCTGCCGAAACAAGCGGATCTTCTGCACCAACTTTGGGTTCCTCGGAAATAATCTCATATCCAACCTCTGGCTGGATTTGCGCCTGCGCTTGGGGCGCTGGTTCGGTTGTAATTTTAGGCGACTGAATGGTGGCGTTTTGGGCCTGAACCCCGGGAGTCCTCTTAAACATTTCCGCCATCTTCTTTTCGTATCTTTCCATTTTATTTCTCCAAAGGAACCAAGTCCTCCCTGTTTAGTTTTATGAACTGTTTTTTCCCGTCCTCAAATCCTTTTTCGTAATTTTTCTTTAATCTCTTAATCTGAAATTCCGGCTCTGCAACTATAAAAGTTGGGCTTTCAACGTCCCTATCCACAAGGGCTTTCCTTCTGCGCCCGACCTCTTCCTGGAAATCTGCATACTGTTCTTCCGTAAGCCTGTATGTTGTTCCCTTGATTGTTATGTTTCTGCCTGGAACTGATGGCAACACATCTGGATTTCTGGTGTCTTTCCAAAGCTTGTAAAGAAACAGGTTTGACTCGTCCGACTTGACCGACCTGCTTCTGGTAACATCAAAGAAATTGTAGAAAAACGGGTTTTCGCCTTCAGGTGTTTGTTTGATTGGTTCACCCCACAAATTTCTTGTTAACGGTAGTTTTTCGAGATTCAAAGCATTTGCTGCAAATTCAGGCATTTTTGATTTTAACACATTCTGGAATCCCTGAAGTTTGTCATCTGACTTTATGTCAACCATGTACTCTCTGTATGCTCGATTGATCGCCTGCAATGTGCCAGGAAATGCCACGGAAGAAACCGACCCATATAGCGACTGAAGATATCCATCATATTGCTCTCTGTTGATTGCGTTGAGCAGGGTGTTTGTGCTTTTCAAAAATGTTTGGTTTAATGTGTAGCTTGCGACATTTGGTATGCCAAGGAATGCCACATTGGCAGCGTCTTCAATAATTCCAGAACTTCCCTCTTTTGAAAGAACGTTCGCATACACATTAAAAACAGTTCCAAGATATCCAAAATTTTCAAAACTCCTTATTTCATCACCAGGCTGTATTGATGGATCTTCGCCGCGCAAAAGTCTTTCCAAGCCAGATTTGTTTAATGTATTTGGAGGCTGAACCTCATACTCAATGCCTCGCTGTTTTTCGCTCTTACCGGCAGATCCGGTAATAAGGCCAGCCCTGTAAAGGGCCGATGCGGCCATTCCCATTACCGATCCGACAATACCCCTGGCGGCCATGTCCAATGCCTGCCTTCGATCTCCTTTGTTTGCGTAGTATATGGATTTAACAAAAGCAATCGGAGGAACCGCAATATCAACAACGTCACTTACGACATTAACTGGCGTCCTAATATATGGAATGTTTGCCCTCAGGAGCAACGGCCCAACCGCAGGTATGCTTGCAATAACATCAGCAACTCTTTGAATTGCGCTTGTAAGTTTTGTGTTTTGCTGGAATGTTGCCCTAGCTGCTTCATTTTCAATCGCGCTTAATTCAGATTTTTTCGGAAACCTTGCTGCCGCTAGTGCCTCCTCTTTGCTGGCTCCCTTTAACAATGCCCTTTCCGCAATAAGCCTAGCTTCTGCCGCCCTTCTAAATGGCAAGTCTCCAACAGAAAGACCTCTGCCCATAGGCTCCGTATATGAACCAATCACTCCTTCTGCAAACTTCCTGATTCTGTCCGCAACCGCAACTTTTCCACGCTCGTTTACAACAAGGTCTTTTCCGGTTATGGCCTGTGCGAGCGACCTGAATACATCGGTACCTTTTACGCCCTCTCCGGCAAGCGCTGCCTTTTCAGGTATGCCTGTTTTGAAAAATGTTTTTCCGGCCTCCCTGAATCCAGATATTGCACCGCCAAGTGCCGCCTGTGCAGTTGTTGGAGACTGAATAATTGTCTTTGGTTGTTTTGATTTTGATAAAAATGAAATAACTGAATCACCCACATTCGCAATCGCCCTTACTCCAGTTTGGGCAACTGCCCTATTTACGTTGAAGAAGACATTCTTTGTTAAAGATAGTGGTGTCAGCAATGTAAGCTGAATAGCCTGCGGAAACGTTTCAGTTAAAAATCTTTTTGGTATTACATTTCTTGAATATCGCTGAAGCTCAACCGCATCGCGCTGTGCATTTTTCTGCGCCTCTTCAGCAAGCCTAGCAGAATCATCGGTTAGCGTATTTCTGTAATTGTTTATTGCAGTTTTAAGAGCATCTTTTGATTGTTTGCTTTTTGTAAACAAATCGGTCAGTCGTTGCTCGACTTGTGCTGGAATTTTTCTGCCAACCGACTCAGCTTGTTGTCTTATTGTGGAAATATATCCAGCAGGAGTATTTATGTATTCCTGTATATTTCTTAATCCAAGACCGAACTGCGAGTTCATTTTAACAAACTCGTTCAAATTTGCAGCAGCACTCGCAGGATCGCTGTCAATGTTTCTTGCATACAGCAATGCTCTTGCTCCCTGTGATTCAATCGGATCTGTGCTTTCTCTCGCAACTCTTGACAATTCATCTGTTGGAAGATCCTCAAGCTCTGCACGTTTTGCCGCAACTCCGTAAATTTTCCTTACCGTATCTGGCTGAGTTGCAATCTCGGCCTTAACGGCAGTTGGAACTTTCTCTGATTTAAGTTCCCGAAGCGCGGTTTTGGCTATTGCGTATCCCTTTGCTGGCTCAGGCATCTTAAATTCTGGTGCCTTAACTCCACTCTCAAATCCAGCCTCGCCAACAACTCCTGGCCTAACTGGTTGACCTGCGGCAGCTTCTTCCGTTGCTTTGGCAACAGGCGCAATCTGAGGCTTAAAAGCCTGCTGAAATCTATCAATGGCAAACGTCGGTCTTGCGGCGCCAGCCCCAATGGCAACAGGCGTGGCTATCTCAAGAGATGTCGTGGCTATTGGGTATCTGGCTCTGTCGGCCTCTCGAAGCCTTTGATAATCCTCATACCCCTTCTCTCCGGCTAAAAGTCTTGCCAATCCTTGCTGGCCTGTTTCACCTATTTTGTATCCAAGCGTGCCTCCAGCCAGCGCACCAGCAGCTATCCCGACAGGACCGCCAGGGGCGCCTGCGGCAGCGCCCAAAAGGGTTCCGGCAACGGCAGACGCACCGGGTATAATCTGCTCTCCAACCGATCTTAACGATGCTCCAATAAGGGATGGCTGTACAGGCTCGGTTGGTTCGGCTGGTGCAGATGGCTTCTCCGTTTGTTCCGGCGCTGCAATTTCCTCAATAACCTCGTATCCAGCCTGCTCATCTGGCAGGACTTCGTATCCGGGCTTTTCGTCCTCTAGGACTTCGTAGCCCATAAATTAACGGGTCAGTCTTACTTTTGCCGGACCGACCGTGCCATCTGCTTTTTTAACGTTTTGAAGAATAATAATGTCGCCCACTTTTGCGCCTGCTGCCTTGGCTGCGGCTTCGTCAGCGTATGATGGAATTTCTACTTGTTGTGCCGGTGCCTGTTGGGCTGGTTGAGCTGGTTGTGGTTTTGTGATGGGGGGGACACCGTAAGATTGCGGCATTGTCTCAGATGTCATGGATTGTGCGCCAAATCCAGCCCGCATATATCTTTCCTGTTGCTCCTTGATCCTTGTATCAATTTCAGACATTTGCTCCGCATATGGCTTTGTGAATGGAAGAATATCCGGCCCGGGTCTTACATTTCCCTTGTTTAATTCAGAACCTATTTTTGCCCTCTCAAGATTTAGTTTATCCATCTCAACCTGCGCCTTGGCCATCTGTGTCTTATATTTTTCCATCTTGAGATTCTGATCCATCATCCAGTTTGCTTCCTGCTGCTGTTTCCATGCCTGTTTTTGTTCTGGACTTAATGCTCGAAAATCAATCATCTCGCCACCAACATCAATCTTGAAATTTTCATAAGGCATAACCTGTCTTGATGCCTCATATTCCCTTGCTATTCTGTCCTCTTGATACCGACGAAGTTGCTCCTCCTGCAAGGATTGCGTCAACTCCCTTGCCTTCCTCGTCTCCGGCCCCTCGATGTTAAATTGAAATGGCATATAATCTCCTTATCTGCTAAAGCTAAAGCTTGGTATAAAACCACTTACCCCGCTAAGAATTGATCCGAATTGCTGGGCAAACGTGGGCTGGCTTGCCTGCGCTCTTGCATAATCGCCATACATTGAAGCCTGTGCGTTTTGCATTGTATTGTATATGCCTCCAGCCTGCCCGGAAAGCTGAACAATTGCATTTGGATCAACATAGGCGTATGGAGTCATCTGCGTTCTTGCTGCCTGGAATTGTCCAGCAGAACCAGCCGCCTGTTGGGTGGCCGCGCCAGTGTATTGCTGGAGAAGCGCCTGCTGTTGCGCGGCCCGTTGGGATGCGAGGTTATAAGCAGATGGACCCGAAGCGGCAAAAGCAGATGCAGCGCCCAGGCGAGATTGTTGAAGTGCGTTACGAAGTGACACATCGCGTGCCATGGCATCTCCAACACTCTGGCCGGAAGCCAAGAATCCCTGGGCGGCACCAAGGCGGGTTGCGAGCCGTTGCTCTCCCGCCAGTCCGGTCGTGACCGCTTCCTCGACCGCAGGCGCAACCCCGAAGATGTTGCCACGGGCGGTCTGGGCGGCGCGGGCGGCCTGCTGGTATTGGCGCTGTTCCTCCGCGCCTAACTGTGACCCAAGGCGAAGCTGGGCGGCAATGGACTCCTCGGTCTGGCGGCGCAGGGCTTCGGTGCTTTCGGAGGTGGTCGGGCCGAGGGGGGAGGTCGCCATCGTGCGATACTGCTCTCCGAGTGTCGTGATGGTTTCAAATAACTTTGGATCAATTTGTTTAATTTGATCCAGAGTTCTTTCTTCCGGCAGCCTGAGTGATTCCCTGAATTTGGATATTGCCGTGGTTGCATCTGCCCCCGAAATCGGAGTGTATCTTGTGTAAAGATTTTGCGCCTGAAGCGTGTCGGCCTTTACATCCGCAAGCTGTTTCTCAAGATTTGTAATTGTGCTTTGCGCCGCGCTTTTCTGAGATGCTGGCAGGCTTGGAAGAACGCTCTTGGCTTGGGTGATTTGCGATTCAAGATCGGTTATGGTTGCAGTGCCAATGTCTGACAGTCTTTTATATTCGTTCTTTCTGGCGGTGTTGATGTCGTCAAGGATCTGTTGATCCGTTACTTGCATATTTAGCTTGCTGGCCAAATCTCCGGTTTGAAACACTCTGCCAGATGTAAATGCGGCAAGCCCTTGGTCAATCTGGGAAACTCTTTGATCCGGGGCTGTTGCGATTGAGACGGCATCGGTCAAGCCGACCTTCGAGAATGATTCCTGAATTAGCGGGGCTGTCTGGTTGGCGGTACGGATAAGACGGTTAAGGGCATCCTCCTCAACAAAAAGCCTGTTTCTGGCATCTTCTTGAATTTTACCGCTTGTAGTATCAACGCGCTTTTTCTGCGCTGCGACAATTTCCCTTTGATTGTCCACCGCATTGATCGCATCCTGAACATCCGTGACGGACTTGATGACGTTTTTGGCGTTTTCGCCAAGCTTGCTGGAATCAAATCCGCGAACCTGGGATGCGTATTTTTGAAGTTCGTTTTTCTGGGCTGCGCTTAGATTTGAAACGCCGGTAATCTTTGCCTCGGCAAATGCAATGGAGTAGTTGTTGATCGCATCTACGATATTCTTGGGATTGCTAACAACTGCCGCAGATTTGTATTGGCTTAAAACCTTTTGTTGTGCGGCATTCAAACTACCAAGCTTTGAGGAATAGGCATTTAGAACGGTTCGATAATTATCCAGGCGCTCCTGCGGCGTATCAGCATTTTTGTCTATTTTATTCCCAAAGGAGTTTACCTCATTTTGAACCTGTTTTTGCGCTATGCCTTCGGCGTATTTTTCTGCCTCGCTTTTCGAGCTAAAATACTTTGCCTTATCATTATCATTCCAATCACTCCTCCACTCATACCACGGCCTTCCTGGCTTGTTTGGGGCTGGCAAACCCTGCTTTACAATAAAGTCATAATACTGCCTATGGATGGCATCACCCCAAGGCGCTGATGGATTTGGCAACTCTATAATTTTGCCAGTGCCTTTTTCAACAAATCCTCTGAACGCGGCCATATTAGATCATTGTCCTTTGTCTTGCTTGTGCCAGATAATCAACCGGAGGAATGCCAGTACCCGCTGAAACCTCCGGCGGAACCGCGCCCATCGGGGATTGCCCGTAAAGACGAGCAAACTGCGTGGCAGCCTGTTGGCCTAGCGCACGCTGGGTGGCAAAAGCCTCCGGGGCAAGCTCAAACTGGCGACGCATGGTTTCCAGGGAGCGTTGCGGGCCAAGCTCGCGCTCGACCTGAAGACCGGCTTGGGCCGCTGCCTGAAGATCCAATGCCGCCATCTGCCGTTCCAATTCCCGCTGGCGGGGGGAATATCTTTCACGAAGACGTTCCTCAAGCGCCGCAACTTCGGGTTGTTTCTGGATATACGTCTCCAGGGAAGAACGATAAAACAATTCGTTTGCCCTAGCCGCTTCGGACGGGTCTGGCGGCGGGGGCGGTGCCGGGATGGATGGTCCGCCGCCCATTAGATTAAAGCCTTCCGCATAAATTTCATGTAATCGTAACTCCTATGCCTTCCGCCTCTGTTGAAGGTGATCCTGCGCCTCGGACCCACGTTGTCGAACAGAATATACAGAAGTCTTTTTAGAGCTATCTTGCTCTGGCTAGTAGGTTTACCATCAATGGATGTCACAGTCAAGTCGATGAAAACATCATCACCGTCCTCGTGGTGAACATAATGTTTCGGCTCCTCGTTTGCGTAAATCATTCTGCATAAAGCAACTCCAGCAACATCTCCTGACTGATCCCGCACAACTCCAACCAATTTGTTGCGGTCAAACCAGTCATACCATTTGCCAAAGTCCGGCCAAGTGGATTCAGGCACCCCTGAAGCCTCAATATACTCTCGCGGTGTCATCAGATGTTCTTCTGCACCTCGATGGTGTCTGGGTTTGCAGCCAGTAATACCGAGCGCACGGCAAGCTTCTTGGCTGGCGAGGAAACCTTCATCTTCATATTACGCCACTTCTGGTAGCTGCGAAGGCTGTCGGCGCGGCGGTTGGAGGTCTGGGCGGAAAGGGTAGCCGGAAGGGTGAACGGCAGGGTAAGCCCGCCAGGGGTTGCCGTGTCCACAGATGTCCCGACGGTGACGTATTGGGAGTCAGTCTCACGCTTCAGGGATATGGTGCAGTTGGTGGCTGTCGAGTAATAAAACTCGATCTCATAGTGCGACCCGTACTTTTGTGAAATCCTGTCATCAAAGTCGTAAGCCTTGGTCACAAGGTAACTGTCGTAGCTTGTGCCAAAGTCCTTGAACTGCGTGTCGCCATCGCCGGAAACGTCGGGGTCGAGATAATCGAAGCTATGCCCGACCTTGCTGGTTGGCGTGCCAATCGCCAGCTTCGGGCCGGTGGTGCTGTATCCGGCAGAAAAGTTTGTCTCATACATGGCCGATGCCCCGATGTTCCAGTAACCCTCAAAGGCATTGAAAAGCAGGTTGAAGACAATGGTGTGGCTGTTGACGGTTGAGGAGTCAAGCGGGACGGAAAGAAAGTAGCGGTTGTTGTGGAATTGCCCCACGCAATTACCAAGAAAGTTTCGGTTGATTCTGGCGATCAGATCCTTGATGGCCTCGGAAACAGGCACGCCGATGACAAAGTAATCGTCAGCCAAGGATCTGGCAACCGAGCGGATGCCATCGTTGGCGAGGAAGTAAACATCCTTACCGGCATAAGCCACCGATCCACCCGACACGCAACCAATGCGGTCGTTAAGCAGGCGAACCGTCCAGCCCGCCGCCGTGGTCTGGGTCGGGTCAACCGTCACCACATAAATCTTGGTCGGCTTGAAGACCAGAAGCTCGTAGTCAAAGAAGGGCTGGATGGCCACGATGTCCTGCCCGTCGTTTCCTCCGACAATGATTGAATTGGTCGACTTCCAAACTTCCGGGTCAAGGATGTCTGAGGCATAAAGTGTATTGCGGTTGTCGCCTGTTCCGACCGCAAACATACGGTTAGTGAACTGCTTGATGAGCCGAAGGCCGGTTGGCGCCCCGTTATTAAGCGTGGCCGTGGCAGAAGCGCTTGTCCCGTCCCCGGTGATCGTCACGGTCGGTGCAGTCGTGTATCCCGAACCCGCATTGGTGACAAGTATGCTGGTTATCTTACCGCCCGAATAAGTGCCGACCGTTGCAGAGGCGGTTGTGCCATAGGCTTGGCTTGGCGCACTCAGGGTTATGGTCGAGGTGGTGTAGCCGTTTCCCTGATTGGTAACGGTAATGGAAATCACGCTTGAGCCTTGGGTATAATTTGTCGTTCCGTCAGTAAAATTCAGGGTCGATGAACCATCGGCGTAGTAAAGGCGATTAAGGAATTGCGAGAAGTAAACATCCACCGCACCGCTTGCCACGGTTCCGCCGGTGGTGCCGAAGCTGGTTGCGCTTGTCGTCCTGAAGATCGAGCCATTGGTGGCCACGACAAGTTCCTCAATGTTGGGGGTATCGAAGTAGTGCATCCCCTGAATGGCCGATCCTGCCGACACATTGGTAGATATTGCCTCGATCCCCATGCGGGTCTGAAGCGTACCGCTCGGACTGATCGTCATGTTGTAAAGCTCGCTGGCTTGGTTGTTGCCAATGAGGTTGGGCGTTACGCCAGAGACCTGGCCACCCTCAAACGAGGTAGATCCCGCAATGGACAGGACGTCGTCAATCGAGTCGATGTAATAGGGCATGACGAGAAGCCCTCCTTATGAAGCTGTGATTTCCTCGGTCGTAAGGTCGCCAAGGCTGGACGGAGTGATCTGCTTGATTCCACCCACCTGGCTCAACTCGTAGTTGGCCATTGCGGCAAGGTCGGCATTGGCGGTCTGCACGATCTGGGCGGCCTTGGCATATTGGCGCTCGCGCTCCAGGGCATCGGAATGAGTCAGGGCAAGGACAACCTGATGGACGTGCGGCAGGCGAAGTTCGTCATCCAGAGCATCATTGGACGGCGGAAAGTCAACCACGTAGTTGTTTCGCGTGACGCACTTCAACTTCTCCACCACCCGAAGCGCTATGGTCCCCGCAGTTTCCAATCGCGGATACAGATCAAGCTGTGCAACTCCGCTCGTATTGCGGCCAGTAAAGTGATAAAGAACCGGCGTGCCGGTGCGGGTGTCCTCGAGCAGGTCAGCGTCTTGGCTGACGATGGTGGATAGATCAATGGGTTCAACTTCGGATTGGTCATAGGCCACGGATAGGGGGGTTTCGACGTTGGTGCCGAGTGTGATGGTGCGCCCGGTTCCGACGGAATAAGTGGAGGTGGTCACACTCTCCCGCCACGGGGCGAAGTTCCACACGCGCCGGTAGTTTAGCGATGCGGACTTCTTGAGAAAGGTTACGGTGTCGGAGTCGGTCTTGCCGATCTTCTCACCTGCAAACGTGGCGATTTCGGATAGGGTCAAGCAGCCTCCAGCGCAGATACGCGGGTCTTTAGTGAGTCGTTTTCGGCCTTTAATTCCTGAATTGCCTTGGTCAAAACAGCAATAAGGTTCTGGTAGGCCACGCTATAATAGCCTTCGGCTCCGCCCTGTTGGACAACTCCATTGACATAAATCTGTCCATCCAATGCAGTCAGCAATTCTTGGGCAATAAATCCGCTCTGAATGCTTTGATCGCTAGACCAAGTTTCCTTATATTTGTAGGTAACTGGATTTAGCTTTCCAACCACATCCAAGCCAGAGGCAAGCGGCTGAATGTCTTCCTTGATGCGTGAATCCGATCCATTGACATAGGCTCCAGCACCCCAGACTCCTGTTCCATTGACCTGAAGATTGTATGCTCCCTGGTCGGTTGTGCCTGCGATGTAAACCTCTCCTGCGCTTGTAATACGCATACGCTCTGATGGAGTAACATCTGTATTTGTATTATTTGTTGCAAAAACTATGTTTGCCCTTACGTCGGATGTGTCAAATTCCTCCGCCGAAATGAGTGCGCTTGGGTTTGTTGCGGTCGAGGAAAATGCAAAACCAATGCCTGTCTTCTGCTGGGTTCCTGATGCGCTTCCAGTTATTACGCGAATGGTTTCAGTGTCGGTTGCCGCGCCCTGAACAACCAGCTTCGCGGCAGATGGATCTGTATTCCCAATCCCAACATTGCCGCTGGAATCAATGCGTAGGCGTTCTGCGGAATTTGTGTAAAATCTTAAATATCCAGTTGCGCCAGTAGATTCACCGTTAATCTTTAAGGTGCTGTCAAATTGGTAGTCGTTTCCAGATCCAATTCTTACTGATCCATTTACCTCAAGCTTTGTTGCTGGACTCGCCGTTCCAATCCCAACATTCCCACTCGAATCCACCCGCAATCTCTCTGTCCCTTGCGTACTCGCCGCAAGCGTATCTGCGGCGGGGAAGAAGAGGCCGGTGTTGGTGTCGCCGATAGGGACAATGGCCGGATCTGCTGCGGTTCCCGTGCCGGTGGTGACAAGCGTGGTGGCGACCAAGGTTGGGATGGTGCCGGTGGTGATGGTTGCGGCGGTGGAGGTGGTTGTGCCAAAAGTACCCGTCTCAATCGTTCCGGTAGTCACCTTGGCGGTCGGAAGAGTTTGGGCAAAGTTGGCAACCGTGATGCGCTTTAACGCATTAGAATCGGACGCATCCCCAATCAGAAGCGTGTCATTGGTGGCCGTCACCGTCTCGGCGGTGCGGTCTTGGATAAATCCTGAGGTCGGGGTCGCATTGTTGACCAGCGCACCAAGCTTGGCCGCCGTCACGTCATTGGCGACTCCGTCGGTAAAAGTTGTTCCTGCTGAAAATGAAGCCATGGTATCCTATCCTCCCTGGGTAAGCCGGGAGCGGATCGCATCCCAAGCAACACTGACAATAGCACCAATCGAGCCTGCCACAAGTAGCATCTTGGTCTTCAAATGCTCCAGGGATGTCACCCTGTTTGACAGGTCGCCAAAGCTGGATAGGGAGCGTTCCACCATCCCGATCAGGGTAACTTGGCGTTCTTCCATCCGGGCCAGCCGCTCGGACATGGTCCCGAATTTTTCACGCAGGTCATGTATCTCATCAAGACTCACGACCCTTGCCCTCCAGATACTTTAGAGCCACGGCCAGATGCACGACAGCGTCCACAATCTCGTCCCGATCCCGACCCTCCTCCACAATGCGCTTGATTGAGCGGTTGACACTCAACAGGTGCTTCACCTTCCCGATGTACTTTGTCTCCCTCGCAACCGTGTTGTTCTCCCCGGCAAACCTCAACGCCTCCTTGAAACAGGCGTATTCCTTTCGCGTCATCAAGAAACGCAAACTCAAATTGGTGAGCCAGATGGCGAGGGTTTTCCACATGGACTAAATCCCCTCCGGCACGGGCGGGGCGACATATTGGACGGCATCGGCCTTTGGCAAAGCCGCCTCGTATTGTTCTTGCGTTAGCTCCTCGCCTACTTCAGCCAGACGATCCGCAATGGGCGGAACGGCGGCGATGAGGCAGCTGCCGTCAGCGTCTTTCTGGCAATCGGAGGCAGGCGTGAACCAAGTCTCGGCCTGTTCGTTTGGGTAGCCGCTTTCTGCGTCCATCTGGTTGCGTATGGATTCGTAGGCCGAGGGAGTAACCCTAAAAAAGCGGTTCATGTGATTGCCCATTTCGCATATAAATAATCCTCAACCCTGCCACGATCCGATGACGAAAGAATTGATGAGTACACAATAATTTCCCCTATATCTCCATCAAAAAAATAATCAGTGGCTTGACTTAGATTTGCTCCTAAATTTACTCCAGAGATTGAGATTGTATTCGTTGTGGTTGTAAAAAGTTGAGTTTTATTTAGCCTTGAAGTCCATAAATTAGAAGTAGCTTCAACATTGTATAAATTAAATTCCGTTAAGCTTTTAGATGGATTTCCAACTGTTTTGCGTGAATTAGTAAGTGTGTTATCATAAATGTTCCCATCAGTCCAAGGATAGTGAGATGCTAAAGTTTGGCCTGTTAAAAATTCTATTGGATGGCCGCTTTTAGTTGCAACAGAAGGCGGGTCTGAAACTATTTTTAGGGCTATGAAATAACACGCCGCCGTTATCCCAGAAAAAGCAAAGTCCATTTGCATAAAATCATTACTGCCATCAAACCTAATGATGTTTCTACTGTTTTGAATTGATGTTTTTAGAACTGGCCGATCGTTGGATGTGGATTGCTTGAAATGCCTTCCATTCCCACTTTGATCTTCCCACCTTGCCACGGATGATCCGTCCGTGGTGACGGCACTCCCGCCGCTGGTGGCATCAAATAAGCCTGTGGTGGCATCGAGCCAAAGCTGAAGGCCGGAGATATTGGCTGGGGAAAACGCCGCCGTTCCACCGAAAAACCCTTTGCGGTTAAGGATTCCGCTACTGGCAAAAAATCCCATCTTACCCTCCCGCCGCCCCACCACCGCCGCCGAAGAAGCCCATGACTAGCCCTGAATCCCGACGATCCGGCCAGTGCCGGTTGAAGTTATGGCGGCGATTGCGCCGGTCGGGATGAAGTTGGATTCCCAGACAATACCCTGGCCGGATGTAAGTTGGATGTCGTCGGTCGCACTGGCCGTGCCGTTGGTATCAATAAACACTGTCCCGCTGGTGCATTGCACAAGCAGGTAATTGCGGGTGGAGTTGGTCGCAAACAAGGTTCCGTTACTGGTCGAAACCGTCAGGGTTCCGGTGCTGGTCGTTCCGCGAACAGAGGGAATCCCATCCGCCACATCCGCCTGAAGTGTGGTAAGCAACGCCTCGATCTCGGTGAGATTGGCGTTGATGGACATGGTTCCGCCGGAAAGCGGTCCCAGGCTCTCAATAATCGTGTTCCACTGGCGGCCCATTATTTTGTCTCCATTGCGTCAACTGCGCTCTGCATCGTTGGGGTATTAGGGTAGATGGTTTCCGGGAAGTCGTCAACGCCCTGCTCCGGCTTGCACCCGGCAAGCAGAAGGCAGAGCGTCAACGCCCTAACCACAAAATTAGTCCTTGCGGACGTAGATTGCGATAGGCCCGCCAGACGTCAGGATGACCTGGGAGATGTCTCCCACGACGGTCGCGCCTGCCGCAATGGCAAGCCCGGTATGCGTCACACCGCTGATGGTCAGCCCGATGGTGCCAACCGAAAGAGCGGTGACACCGTCGAAAGATCCGTCATTGGTGGAAGCAGACGTCGCAATGGTCGTCCCCGCCTCACCCAGAGTAAGTCTGGATAGAAGTCGCATTAGCTGTGCAGCGCGATGCGGTAGGAAGTGCCGTTGAGGGTCACGTTGAGCGAAGCCGGGGCTGTCGCAACGGTGTCAACCGTGCCGCCGCTGGAAGCCGCAGTGATCTCAAACACATTGGTAAAGCCCTCGGAATTGAAGCGCAGAGCGCGACCCTTGGCCTTACGTTCGGAACGTACAAATTCTTTCGCCATATTAACTCCTTTTAGCCGCCGCACGTTTGATGCTATCTGGCGTGTACCGGCTCTTGAATCTACTGCCAAGTTTTTGTTCCTGGCGGTAATACCCCTTCATAAGATTTGTTTGATTGACTCCCAGCGGGTTGTCGAGGGGTTCGCCAACCCCCACCAGGCTCAATCTTTGTGGCACTTGGAATCTTTTAAGGTAACGAGGGACTGAGTCCCGTTCCGCCACCGTCTTCTCCAGTTCGACGACAGATCCGTTGCGGGTGTCTTCGTACTGGTAGACAGGCATTAGGCGTAGTTCTCCTTGTCGGATTCCTCGGCCATCTTCATCATTCGGTCTTCCTCGGACATCTCAGGCTCCTTGGATTCCTCGGCTTCAGGCTCCTCGGACATCGCATTGCTCACGCTCACGATGGCCATTTCGCCGTCAATCCGCTCCACCTTGCCTTCGAGTTCCACCATGTCGCCGACTTCAGGGGTGGCGTTTTCCTCGCCCTCACCGAGTTCGAACATGGACAGAGGAAGCTTAACCATACCTTCTTTCATCGACTTCTCCTTGGTGGAAGGAGCGGGGGAGGTTTTACCCTCCCCCGCCTTCCGGGGACCCATACCGATAATCAGCATGGTTCCCATTAGAATTACGAGTAGTTCGACTTGCTGAACAACACGCGGAAGAACCGGGTGTCGAGCTGCTTGGCCGCGTAGAACGTCTTGAAGGACGCCACGACGCGCTGGCCGTAGGGGTCGGACTTGTCGGCTGCGTCCAGAATCGTGACCTTCGGAGCGAAGGGCGAACCGGAGGCGGCGACCGAGGACAGGCTCGGAACGCCAAACGCACCGCCGCCGAGCAACACGTTCGCGTAGACCGCGCCGGTGCTGACAGTGGCTTCACCCACGCCGGAGGCGCTGGTGTTGAACGTCTGAACGTTGGTGGAGCTAATCACGCTCACGCCGAACAGTTTGCCAGTTTCGCCCTTGAAGATTTGATCCGGGGCGGAGTAGCTGGACACCTTGAGCCAATCATCATCCTGCTGGAGATCGCGGATAACGGCAGGGTGCGCCACGAGGGCGTAGCCGTCCTTGATCTTGGGAGCGCGGGCGATGAACAGGCTGGTCGCACCGTCCAGAAGGTCGGTGGCGGTCATGCTGCTGTTGGGTGTGGAGGCCGTGCCGAAGGTCGTGCCGTTGGTGCCGTTTTGGGCATAACGAGCGTAGGACTTCGTGGCAACACCAGTACCGGTGCTGGTCGAGGAATCCTGAACCAGGGCGCGGTGACAGAGGGTGTCGGCGTGCAGAGCGGCGTCTTCGCCAAGCTGCTTGGTGGCCTGGGCGAGGTGGCTGAACAGCTCGGTGGCCAAGAGAACGTCCGTGAGGATGATCTTGGAACCGTACTGAACGAGGGTCGCTTCGACCGAGGAGAGCGTCAGATCGCGCTCGTCACCGCTGGAAGGCGTGGTGCCTTCGGAGAGGTTGGCGATAGCGCTGATGCTCGGGTCAGAGAACCGGAAAAACCGGATCGTCTTGTTCCCACCCGTTTTGGTCGGGTAGGGGGTTTTCATGGCAAACTGCTCCATCTGGAGCAAGGGGAGCGCACGCTCCAGCAACGCCTTCGAGAAGT